GTTTCGTCTCCGAAAGCTATCGTGACGAAGCTCGCCGTAGCCAAGTGTTGCGTGTGCGTATGAACACCGACGAAGTCGTCATTGATGCCAATGCGGCTGTTCGTATCACCACAAGCTTCGCCTAAAGAATTGTTGGTTCATTGAAGAAGGGGGAGTGAGGGAAACCTTGCTCCCCCTTTTTCTTTTAATTGACATCCCTCTTTAATTAGAAATCCTTGTAAGAATGAAAATACCTGTCTCCCTTTACCTAATAGCTGGCAATGAAGAATCACACATCAAGCGAGTCATTGAATCATTTAAGCCCATCGCAGAAGAGATTATTGTTTGTATGGCTGGGGGGTCAGCTACGCCAGACAAGACAGAGGAGATCGCTCTTTCCTTGGGTGCTAAAGTCATTCATTACAAAAACAAAAAAACTGATTGGCCTCACATAGACGATTTTGCTTCTGCTAGAAATAAAGCCCTAGATGCCTGTAAAAACGAGTGGTCTATTTGGGTAGATGCCGATGATGTAATGGCAGAGGATGGGGAGAGGGTTTTACAAGAAGGACTGGAACAAGCAGAGAAAGTAGGGGCTGAAATTGTTTGCTTTCGATATCTAGTTGAAAATGCCGGGCTGAATCCTATTAGGGAGATGGCCTTGCGGAAGGGGTGCGGGAGATGGAGGAACAGAGTCCACGAAGCCCTTGAGCCGAACGACAAGAACAAGCTCCTTGCCATAGATAAAATCTTCCGAATCCATAGGCCGATTACTAGCAAGGCAGATTCCGCAGACCGCAATCATCGCATCCTAGCCGATGAGCTTCTCTCCACCCCCTTCAACCTTTACTACCAACACCAAGAGTTTTTCTTGAGGGGACAAGTGGATAAGGCGGTGGAGGTTGGTGAGAGGGCGTTAGTATTCCCAGACCTAGACGAAACTCTAAAATATGAACTGCTTTGCAATCTAGGAAGATGTTCCCCCACAGAAAAGAGAATGAGATATCTGGGGGAAGCGATTGCGGTGAATCCTATCCGCAGAGAGGCTTACTTTTATTTAATGGCAGAATACTCGGCACGAGGAGATTGGCCGAAGGCTTGGCACGCTGGTCGGGCGTGTATGGCGATGCCTAAACCCAACCTACACTACTGGAATCAAGTTCACGCAATTTATGACTGGCAAGCCCTCGATGGTTATCGGATGGCCTCAGTTTGCTACGGCCAAAAGGAGGAGGCTCAAAAGCTGGCAAATATGTATCCCAAGCCAAAGATCAGCGTAGTTCACGCCACTAGAGGGAGACCTCACATCGCATTTTCAAGAAAGATGCAATGGCTGGCTTTAGCGAAAGAACCCCTAGCGATTGAGTGGTTGTTTATGGTTGACCACGATGAAGCGGTTGATTATACCCCGCACGATGGGAAGCGAGTCAATCCGGGGGGGATTGTGAACGCTTGGAACGAGGGGGCAAAAATAGCCAAGGGGGATGTTATTATTCAAATGAGCGATGATTGGAGTCCACCGAGATACTGGGATGCCCTAATTTTGAGCAAGATCGACAACCTAGAGGCCGAAAGGGTGCTGGCAGTATCAGATGGCCTCCGAACCGACAAACTGCTCTGTATGGCTATCCTAACGCAAAAGAGGCTACGCAAGCAAGGGGGCAATATGTTTCACCCATCCTATCAAGAATCAGACGGCATTTATTCCGATAACGAGTTCACGGATAGAGCCTATGCCGATGATGTGGTGATTGAGGCAAGGGAATTAGTATTTAGGCACGAGAACCCAATGTTCGCCGGAGGCAACCCCGATCAGCAACTAAAGAACCATAACAAGCCGGAGTTCTACGAGAAAGGAAAGGCAATCTATGAAAAACGCAAAGCAGATAATTGGGTGTAGGAAATCAAAAAAAGGGGAAGATACCAAGGGGCTTGGTATAATTAAATTCGGAAAGTCTCGCCCCGACCCCACCAAGTATGTGAAGGTTGATATTACCTATGACGAAAAAGCAGAGAAAGACTTGTATGAGTGTGGGATGTTGGCATTAAAGCACGACAAGGAAGCAGTAATTCAATATGTGATTGTGAAGGCTCTTACTGGATACGCAAAGTGCAAGAAATAAGTATCCACGACCCATTCGGCCAAGCCCTTGCAAAGTACAGCGAGGGATTAGATGTTGGCCTAGAGATCGGGGGAGGAACTGGGGACGGTTCGACTCAATGTATTAGAACCAGAAAGCTATTCAGCATTGAGAACCACCCCGACCGCATCGGCAGGCACTCGATGAACCTATCTGCAAGGGGAGGCGTTTCGGTCAATGGAACGGCAACCCTATCAAAGCTATGGATGAACAAGAACGACATCGAAGAGTTTTACCGAACTACCAAAACAAACCTCAATCAATACCCCATCGAAACAGTTCTAGGCTGGCACAATGTCTGCCTAGAAACCGCCTTTCCCTATTCAACCAACGCAATCGAGGACATCCACTTTGAGCATAATGTGGATTTCAACTTTGTTCTGATCGATGGCTCGCCTTTCTCTGGTGAGGCTGAACTTCGTTGTGTAAGGCCTTTCCTAGCAGAGAAAGCCATCATCGCCCTAGACGATGTGAACGATATTAAGAATTGGGCTAACTACCACAAGCTAAAGGGATTTGCGGAATTGCTCTGGGAGGATTGGTCTGTGCGTAATGGTGCGGCCATCTTCCAGTTATGAATCACATATACGAGGATGAGTGCTTTGGAGAACAATGGTTCACTTATCCTAGCGTGTATCGCCTAATGGTTGATAAGTGCGAGCCAAGCGGAACTATCGTAGAGCTTGGAGCTTGGAAGGGCAGAAGCTCGGCATTCCTTGTAGTTGAGGCAAAAAACAAAAGCCCAAACATCGACATTCACATTGTAGATACTTGGCTTGGCTCGGAAGAGCACACCGAGGAAATGAAGGACAATTTATATCAAAAGTTCAAATCCAATATGAATAGGCTAGATGGATTATATAAAGAACATAGAATGACAACCAATGAGGCAGCTCATCTTTTTAAGGATGAATCTTTAGATGGGGTTTTCATAGATGCTGACCATAGCTATGAGGCAGTAAAAAAAGATATTGCCGATTGGATTCCCAAGATTCGCAGGGGTGGAATTTTGGCTGGACACGATTACATACAAACATTTGGTGGTGTTGTTCAAGCAGTAAATGAGTCGTTCCCAAATATGGATTTTATGGTTGAAGAACAATGTTGGATAAAACAATGCTAACCATCTTTACCATCGTCCTCAATGGGATGCCCTTTATCGAGAGGCATCTTGCAGAGTTTCAAAAGCTCAAGATTCCTTGGAGATGGAGGATTGTCGAAGGAGTTAGCGAGCCTCTTGGATGCACCCGCTGGTGCAAGCAAGTTCCCGACAAATGGCACAACGACTTCAAGAGCATAGATGGAACGCACGAATATCTACAAAGCATCCAAGGCGGGGATGTTATCATTCACAGCCAAGGCAAGGCATTTAGTGGGAAGCTAGAGATGATTCAGCAAGCCCTATTCGGCGTAGATAATGGCGTTGTTATGGAGGTGGACGCTGACGAGATGTGGAGAGCAGAACAGATCGAGGGGATTTATGAGTGTCTCAAGGGAGCAGAGGATGGGGCAACGATGCAGTTTCATTGCAACTTCTTTGTTGGGGAAAATAAGCGAGTAGTTACCAGAGAGGGCTATGGCTCAAACTGGTATGAATGGATGAGGGCTTGGAAATGGGGTAAGAATGTATGTTTCACCAGCCACGAACCCCCCCGCCTAAACATCCAGTCTAGGCTAGTTCCAAGGGGAGTGACTGAAACTTGGGGGCTAGTATTCAATCACTATGCCTACGCAATTCAGAAGCAAGTTGAGTTCAAGGAGGATTTTTATGGGTACAAGGGATTGGTGGATGGGTGGAAGGAATTACAAAAGACTATCGGCCCAGTTCGATTGAGCGAATACTTCCCACACCTACACGATAAGAGCGTAGCCGATGACTGCTAAAACAATCAAATACTCCCAGAGGCTAGGAGACATCATTCGTTGCCTCCCAGCTTGCAAATATCTAGCCGACCAAGGCCACGAGGTGTTCGTGGATTGCTTGCCCCAATACCACGGCATCTTTGAAATGGTTTCTTATGCAAAGGCTGGAAGCAAGGGCGATGTGATAGACCTTGAGATTTGGCCTAACAAATACCAAGAATATCGTTTCTCAAACAAGACTTGGACAGAATTCGTCTATGCGCACCCAGAGATTAACAAGGCCGACCCGACTAATATCCTTTTTGATAAGCTAGACAATGAACCCGCCAAGGGATTACCGGAAGTCTATAATATGGTCGCCCCCTTTGGGATAAGCCAAGGCGAGAAACAAGACCCATTAAAAATTATTGTTGAGGCTAGAAATAAGGCTGGCGCGTATAGCTTCATAGTTTTAGCACCAGAAGGATTCAAGATTAGTGGACTCCAGACCTATACAGCCCCAAGTGTCCTCGAAATGGCAAAGGCAATTAGGGGGGCAAAAGAGTTTTATGCAATCAATTCTGCACCCATGACCATCGCCGCCGGTGTTAGGAAAGAGAAAAAGGTTATATTTTACCCACAAAAGATTGAACCATTTGATAAGGATAATCTGTTTATTTGGGACAGCGTAGAGTTAAATTGACATAAGGGGTGGGTTTATGGCGGGGACTATCGACACCACTTATTTTGCAAATGACCTCAACTTTATGATTGGGGATATGTTCACGGTTGTCACCGGACTAGGCTCGTCAGCCGTCTCGGCATCGGTAACAGATTTGACCGTTGCCTCGGAGCTGGATATTGGGGGCGAGGTAATCAAGGTGACGCAAAGCCTAACTGTCCCCGCCTCGGCCATCTCCTCGCCCGTAACGATTGGGGCGTTGATTACCGTGGGGACTGCACAGAGAATGATTGCTGGCTTTCAACAGAGCGTGGACGGCGTTAGCTTTACTATCGAAGTGGCTGACCCGACAACCTAATGACCTCGATTGAGAGGCAGTTAGAAGAAAGCCTAGCGACTGCCTTGTCGGGGGTTAGTGGGGTTAATATATTTAAGAGCGACACCGAGGGGGCAAGATTACTGCCTAGCGTTGTCATTCAAGTCTCAATCGGCTCAGAGGAGATTATACCCTATTCTGGCGTGTTTCGGTGCCCTGCAACCATCACTTACAGCACAAGGGCAGACACAACTACGAGGGCAGAACTAGACTCAAAGTTTAACGAGATTCTCCAAGTGATGTATCAAAGCCCGAACCTAGCAAGCGTTTTGACCACCGCCACCCTCAAGGTCTTTCTTGCCAATGTAACCTCAGAAAGCCCAGAGATTAAGTCAGAAAACAGAACTTGGTCGAAAAGCCTCTCCCTAGACATCAGTTGCACCAGTATATGATATCCCCCCAGTTTAAGATTGAGGACGCTCTAGCGGCCATCCTAGCTCCAATTTCGGGGCTTAATGTGTTCACTTCAAATAGAAGGGGCGCAAGATTGTTCCCTTTTGTTACCATCCAAGCATCGCTTGGGGCGCAACAGATTATCCCCTACTCTGGGGTATTTGAGGTAGGAGTGGATATTGCCTACTCAGATTGCGCAACCCTAACCAGCCAAGCCAACTTTGACTCAACCTACTTCGACATCTTTCAAAAGCTCTACTCCGACAACAACACCCTAGTCAACAAGGTTCAAGATAATGTTACCGATCTGAAGGTATTTATGGGCAGAATCACAAGCCAATCCCCCACAATACGAGCAGACAAAAGGGCTTGGCAAAGGGGGTTAACCCTGTCGTTTATCGTTACCCCAGATGAAAACGCCGATGGTTTGAGAGAATACGATTTCTCGGACGCCCTCAACAGCTTCTACCTCGGCACGATTTAACAAGGATATTGAGATATGGCACTTTCAATTTTAGACGGCAATCAGTCAGCAACAACGCTCTCAACCATTGTAACGAGCGGGCAACACATTCCAGCTCACACGGTTGTCTCTTTAGGCACTCAAGCCATTGCAAACATCACAAGTGCAATCAGCGGGACGAGCGTGTGTGTAGGCTCAATCTCTATCTCTGGCACGCCTAGCGTTACTGGTTCAGTATCAGTTCTAAATTTCCCTGCTTCACAATCTACCACCTTTGGGGCGGTTACTGGAAGCGTGTCGGTGTTAAATTTCCCTGCCTCTCAGTCAGTAACTTTTGGGGCTACAACTGGAAGCATTTCGGTACTAAACTTCCCAGCCTCTCAAGCCGTTACCTTCGGCCAAGCGATTGTCTCTGCTTCAAATATAACTGGCCTAAATAATTCAGTTGGCACGGATGCAGGCACACCAACTTCAACAAACTTTATTAAAATTGGAGGCCACCAAGACGGCTCAAACTCAGTAGAACATATCGTTCATGTTTCGGCTGGTGGTGCGATGAAGGTGGATGCAAGCGATTCAACTGTCACCTTTGGAACGATTAGAGGAACAGTCACTATTGGAAACTCGGTAACGATCAGCTCCCTCCCCGCCATCTCTGGCACGGTAAGCATGGCCTCTCAAATTTATGGGGAGAGCACTAACAAATATGCGATTCGTTCTGGCGTAGCATTTACTGACGGAGGAGACCTTTTCGATGTTACCGATACAAGACCACTCCCTGTATGTATCAATGACACCAGCGGGAATAGCTACGGAACTAGTGAAAATCCATTAAAAGTATCTGGCACAGTCACCATTGGAGCGGGCACGGCTCAGATCGGCTCAGTCACCGCATCGATCAGCGGGACGGTTCCCATCAGCATCTCCTCCGTCACGGTTGGAAATAGCGTCACCATTGGCTCGCTCCCTGCAATTAGCGGCACGGTAACGGCAAATGCTGGAAATGGTTTTACAAACGCAGTAGAAGTTGGCCTTTTTGACTTTATATCAAACGAAGGTGTTATGCCCATCTCTGGCACAGTCACCGCCAACACCTTCGCCGTTCAAGGCACGGCAGTAACCACCTCTAACTTTACCAGCACCACCGCCTCTACCGTGCTGGCCTCCTTCAACGCGACAAGGGAAGTGCTGACGATTTTTAACGAGGGGGCGGGTAACCTCCATATCTGTGCGGGGGCAACTTGCACCACCATCGCCTATCAAGTGCGGCTATCGGCAGGGGATTACTACGAGGTTCCGAACCACCAGACGACGATCACCCACTCGGCAGTATTTGCGACCGCAGGCACGGCGCGGGTGACGGAAGTCAGTTAAGGAGGGGAAAATGGCCCTCGTTAAGAATCCTAGCAACATCGATAGCTTCTTGTTTTCCACAGGAAGAACAAGAGCGTTTCGGGTTGGTATGGCTGGTTCTTATTTTAAGAGTGCTGGAGTTGGAGCTACTGCTACTGGTGGCAATACTCTTGGATTTAATTTAAGCATAAACGCTGGGTCTGCTGCTGCTGGAACAGCAAAAGTTGGATATTTCGACCCAACCGCAGCACTAATGACAGCAAGTGCAGGAAAGATTGATTACTCAAAGAGAATTAGATTCTCAATAGGCGGGATGATGTACATTGGTAGTACAAATTCTGTTATCAGAATTGTATTTGGTGGAACTGGAAATTCAGTTGACGCACCAGCAGCAGGAGCAAATGGACTAACAATTAAAGGATTTGGTGCTGAATTTGCCCTTCAATCTGGGGTGATACAAGCAAGGTTAATAGGGTTTAATGCTTCATATTTAACTCCGACTTCTTACACAACACTTACAAATGGATTTGGACTTGTCGCATCTGATAACCGATTCTTTGGTGTTGTGATAGAATCCGATGGTGCTGGAAACATTTATCTTTATGGTGCAGACTCATCAATAAATCCAAACATTAACATTGGGCAATCACCTCTTTTAACTCTTACTGGTGGACCAACAAACGACACCAGCACAAATAGATTTGGGCCAGAAATTCAATGTTCAAACAATGCGAGCGTAGCACCGACAGCCAGCCCTTCAGCAATTTTACAATCAACCTATTACTTAATAGACGTACAATAATGCCCCTCCTCCTCCTCACCCTATTGCTCCTCTGCTCCTGCTCGCCTAAGAAGACGGATAACACAAGGCTGCCAAACTACAGCGATATGCAAGCCGCCGAGGACGCAGGGCAAACGCCAAGCAAGTAGAGCCGGTATGATGCACCAATATACTTATGAGGATTTTATGTCCTCGCTCAAATGGCTTGAGGCCGAGGGCTACATAGAGAAGTTCTACGATAACAACGGCGATCTATGCGTCCGAATCTGCGAAGGAGCA